TACATGGCACAGATATCTGCCTATGCTCAAGCCAATGGTATAGATCAAGCAGCCTTTCTTGTTATAGATAAATCTACTGGTAAGATTTGTTTAACACCAGTACACTCTATGGAGATGGTCAATGCAAGTAGCAGGATTAAGCACCTTAAGGAAGTTGTTAAGGGAAGTGGCGTACCTTCTAAGTGCTATGCTGCTGTTCCTGATGGGAAGTCTGGCAACCTTAAGCTTGCTGTTGGTTGTGTTTATTGTAGACACAAGAGTATGTGTTGGTCTGATGCTAATCAAGGTAAAGGAATACGTACTTTTAAGTATTCAAATGGTACAAGAGAGTTGGTTGAAGTTGTTAAGACGCCTGACGTTGAAGAGGTAACTGCTTAAATGCAGTGGAAATATAGTAAGAAACCTAATCCAAAGAAACACTTTGGGTTTGTCTATCTTATTACAAACAAGAAGACAGGCAAAGCTTATGTAGGTTGCAAGCAGTACTGGCACCCAGTGAAAAGAAAGAAGGGTAGTAGTGCAGCAGCCAAGAGAGAATCTAACTGGCTTATTTACATGGGTTCTTCTAAGTCACTGCTAGAAGATATTAAAAAGTTAGGCAAGAGAAGTTTTAAGTTTGAAATTATAGCTGAGTTTAAAAATAAAAGAAGCCTGAAATACTACGAGCTATACTACCAGATGAAATATAATGTATTGTCTTCTGTCTTAGAAGGTACAGATGAAGCAGCATATTATAATAACTATGTAGGTGGTAAGTTCTATAGGCCAGTACAAGAGTTTGAGGATGAACCAACAAAATATAAATAATATACTAGAGTTACGAGAAGAAAGTAAAAAAGATTCAAGCAATATTTTATTCTTATCTGTTATATACCAAGCTCTATTGGATGCAACTAAGTCTAAAAGTATTACTGAATCGAGTAGTATCACATCTCTAAGAAGAGAAGCTACCAATTGGTTCTTCGCTTCTATAGGTGTGACCAGTGAAAACTTTGAGTTTATATGTGACTACGCTGACCTTAATCCTAATAAGGTTAGGGAGTTTGCATCTTATGTTATTAACTCAGACAATAATAAAGAAGTAAGACATAAACTAAATCTTTTACTAAGGAGAAAAGAACTTGAATAAACATTTAAAGAAACTAAAGATGACGTACTTTCAGCACTTTGTATTTGCTTTACAGCTTGCTGTTGAAAGCCTCTTGACTGCTGTTGTACTTGTGATACATTCGGTATTCCCCTGTCTGTTTACAGACTACTTCTCAAATTGGATTGAAGCATGCCGTATCAGACTTAAACGCTGAAGGAGTTAAGTGGATGGCTGAAGAAAGAGATCACTATATCTTACGAAGAATGAAAGAGGATAGAGAGCAAGTGGAAAAAATACTAGACCATCAAAACAAAGCATTAAATACACAAGTAGGTGGTACTCACTACAAAGATTGTAAGATACAGCCTGTAGAGTATATCTATTCTAACGGGCTTGACTTCCTTGAAGGTAATGTAGTTAAGTATATTACCAGACACAGGACAAAGGGTGATGGTGAAGCTGACATACGTAAAGTAATTCACTACGCACAGATGATACTACAAATGGAATACAGTAAAGGAGACTAACCACATGCCTCAGATGACCCACCTTGGCATCAACATTAACCCCGCACAAGATCACTTGTTCGATGAGCTTGGTATTGCTAGGCTTAAAGAATCTTACATGATGGATAATGAGTTGTCTCCGCAAGAGAGATTTGCTTTTGTATCTAAAACATTTTCTACTGATAACGATCACGCCCAAAGACTTTATGACTATGCCTCTAAGCATTGGCTGTCTTACTCTACTCCTATACTATCTTATGGGAGGTCCAAGCGTGGACTACCCATCTCGTGTTACCTTAACTACATTGATGACACTGCTGAAGGGTTAGTAAACAATCTATCAGAGACTAACTGGCTGTCCATGTATGGTGGTGGTGTAGGTATTGGCTTTGGTATTCGTTCTGCTGATGACAAGTCTACGGGTATGATGCCGCACCTAAAGATGTACGATGCCTCTAGCCTAGCCTACCGTCAGGGACGTACACGTAGGGGAAGCTATGCTGCCTACCTAGACATAGATCACCCTGATATTATCTTGTTCTTGGAGATGCGTAAGCCTACTGGTGATCAAAACTTTAGATGTTTGAACCTCCATCATGGTATTAACATTAGTAATAAGTTTATGCAGCTTGTAGAAGATTGCATGACTGATCCTAATATAGATGATAGCTGGCACCTACGTGAACCACATACAAAAGAAATTAAAGAGACTGTATCGGCAAGGGATATGTGGCAGCGTATCTTGGAGATGCGTATGCAAACAGGTGAGCCATACCTACACTTCATTGATACATCCAATGAGAAGATGCCAGTATGGTTGAAGCAGCTTGGCTTGGAGATCAACCAGTCTAACTTATGCTCAGAGATTATACTACCTACCAATAAAGATCGCACTGCTGTATGCTGCTTGTCTTCTCTTAACTTAGAATACTTTGATGAGTGGTCTAAAGATAAAGGCTTTCTTAAAGATGTATTAGAGATGTTGGATAATACTTTGAGTAAGTTTATTGAGGATGCTCCTGATAGTATTAGTCGTGCTAAATATTCAGCAATGCGTGAGCGTAGTGTAGGTGTAGGTGCCTTAGGTTTTCATGCTTACCTACAGAAGAAGGGTATGCCTTTTGAATCTGCCTTGGCTAAGTCTTCTAACATGAGAATGTTTAGACACATTAGATCAGGTCTTGACTCAGCCAACCTTGAGCTTGGACGTGAGAGAGGTGAGGCTCCTGATGCCCAAGGCACGGGACTAAGGTGTAGTCATGTCATGGCTATTGCACCCAATGCTTCTTCCTCTATTATCATGGGCAATACTTCTCCATCTATTGAACCGTGGAGAGCTAACGCCTACAGACAGGATACCTTGAGTGGTTCTTTCTTGAATAAAAACAAGTTCTTAGATAAGATTATTAAAGATAAGTGTGAAGAGAATACTAACTTAAACTATGATCGTATCTGGTCATCAATCATTGCTAACGATGGTTCAGTGCAGCACCTACGCTGCTTGAATGATCAAGAGAAAGAGATATACAAGACTGCTATGGAGATTGATCAGAGGTGGGTGATTGAACATGCTGCTGATAGGCAAGAGTATATTGATCAGTCTCAGTCACTTAATGTTTTCTTCAGGCCAGATGCAAACATCACCTACCTACATGCTGTACACTTCATGGCATGGAAGAAGGGAGTCAAGACTATGTACTACTGCCGCTCTGAAAAGATTGGTAAGGCTGACAAGGTATCACGTAAGATTGAACGGGAGATTATACAAGAGATTGATATGGAAGCACTTGCTTCTGGTGAGGAGTGCTTGGCCTGTGAGGGTTAGTATGATATACAAATGGTACTGCTATCTAAGATCAAAGGGATACGGAATTTTTACTAGCATATCCTGTGCTATATGTAACAGTAAATATGAGTTTAAATATATAGAAGACATCCCAAGGCAATGGAAAGACAACAGAGGAAAGAGGCCATACTATGACCAGTAAACTAAAGCTTCAAGATAAACGTGATTACTTCAAGCCGTTTCATTACCCTTGGGCATATGACATGTGGTTGAAGCATGAGCAGTCTCACTGGCTGCACACTGAAGTACCCATGATGGAAGACATTAAAGACTGGAAGAATACCCTCTCTACTGAAGAGAAGTATTTCTTAACCAATATCTTTAGGTTCTTTACTCAGTCTGACATTGATGTAGCTGGTGGGTACATTGATAACTACCTACCTAACTTCCCGCAGCCTGAAGTACGCATGATGTTGTCAGGCTTTGCTGCTCGTGAAGCACTGCACATTGCAGCCTACTCACACTTGATTGAGTCACTGGGTATGCCTGACTCTACATACAATGAGTTCTTGGAGTACGATGCCATGCGTGAGAAGCATGAGTACTTCATGGCTAATGTAAACAGTAAGAAAATATCTCTGCCTATTAAGATCGCTGCTATCTCTGCCTTCACTGAAGGGCTGGCACTGTTCTCTAGCTTTATCATGTTGCTCAACTTCCCACGTCACGGTAAGATGAAGGGCATGGGACAGATTGTAACATGGTCTATTGTAGATGAGACACAACATGCAGAGGGTATGATCCAACTCTTTAGAACTTACATCGAAGAGAACCGTGAGGAGTGGAACGACGAAACCAAGTCAACCATCTATAGCATTGCAGAGACTATGGTTGACCTAGAAGATAAGTTTGTAGACCTATCATTTAAGATGGGTAAGGTAGAAGGTCTTAGGGATACTGAGGTGAAGGAATACATCAGGTACATTGCAGACCGTAGGCTTATCTCTATGGGTATGAAGGGTATCTTCAAGGTCAAACGTAATCCTCTGCCTTGGGTAGAGACTATGATTAATGCACCTACTCATACTAACTTCTTTGAGAACCACTCCACTGACTATGCAAAGGGTGCATTGAGTGGTAGCTGGTCAGAAGTATGGGCAGAAAGTGCTTGACAGATAAACAAATATAGTGTATAAGGATAATGATTATGGAACTTACTGCTGAAATAGCTAGAGAATTATTAACTTACAATCCTGATACTGGTAAACTCTTCTGGAAAGAAAGA